CTTTTCTTCATCATCTTCTTCGTCATCGTTAAATTGGTCTATAGCATTTTGTATGCATGCTCTCTCTGCTTCTTTCTTTTCTTGTCGTGTGATCGTACATACAGTTGGCGGTAATGTTTTAATAAAGCGTCTCATCATCTCATGAAGCTGATCATCAGTTGGTTGTTGGTACTCCGCCATCTATAAGGATTAAACAATAAATAATTTTAAATAAATAAAAATTGAAAGTTTAAAAATCTAATATTGAATGATAGATCCGTACTATTACCTTACAATGAATGCCCAGGAACTTTGCAACTATATCTCTCAAGAGGTTATCAATAATCATGGAGGAGACTATATGGACAATACTTACATAGCAACATTGGAATATGTCCAGTCATTAACCTTGGAAGAGGTTGAGAATCAAATCAATGTACTTGGCGATAAACTTACTATGCAAAATGCAACATCACATGTGGATTCAGCGGACTTTGATAATCTTTATGATCACCATGAAGACAATGAGGATGCTCTTCTCTTGGTAATGTATATTGAGGTAGTGGTGTGTCAGGGTATCCCTGAAGTAGCGGAACTTAATGATACTCCCTATGAAGTATATAATTAATCTCCTTTGCAAAGCGAATAAACCATAAAAACTATAAACTTCTCCTTGGTTTAAGGCTTTAAACCATATATATAGTAGTTTAAACCATGATATAGGGCTTAAAGGATCTATTAAAGATCTTTAATAGATCCTTTAAGCCCATTTTAAGCCTTTAAACTGGTTTATACTGTGGTTTATACTCTTAAACAATAGCTTAAAGTATATTATAAACCATATACGAATGGTTTATAACCATACGTAAATAGATTTATTACAGAGTTTATAAATAAAACCTACGGATACAGAAGATGACAGAAGTATTCAAAGCAAACCGTCCTGACTTATCACAGGGATCCCTACGCACTTATACATCCATCCTTAAGAACGTTGCTAAGCAAATGTCTCTTGAGATTAAACAACCTAGTGATGTCATTAAACACTATAAGGATATTATTAAACACTTAGAAGCAGTTGAGCCCAAAGCAAGGAAGACACGCTTGGCATGTCTCATTGTTTTTATTGATAAGGATGAATCAAAGGAGAAAGAGAAAGCGGTAGAAGCATTTCGTAAGCTAATGACAAGTGATATAGAAGTATATAATAAACAGATTGATAAACAGGAATTATCCGAACGTCAAAAGGAAGGTATGATGTCCATGGATGAAGTCATGAAGAAATATAATGAGTTAGAAAAAGAAGTAGCACCTTTGCTTAATAGGGAGTCGCTTACTAAAGTTCAGCTATGCCACGTTCAGCTATACGTCCTACTCTCATGTCTGCTATTAATTCCTCCACGAAGATCATTAGACTATACAGAGTTTAAGATTCGGAATATTGATGAGAAGACAGATAATTATATGAAGACAGAAAAGAAAGTCCCGTCATTTGTATTTAGTACTTATAAGACAGCAAAGAAGTATGGACAACAGACAGAAGTTATTCCTGTTAAGTTAGCTAATATTATTAAGAAGTGGATGAAGTTAAATACTCATGATTATCTGTTAATGAATACTAAACAGACTGGTAAGATCTCACCGACTCAATTGACAGATCTGTTATATTCCTTTTTTGAAAAACCTCTATCTACTTCTCTGTTACGTCACATTTACTTATCAGATAAATATAAGGATCTTCCAGCACTAACAGAAATGAAAGAGACCGCTAAAGCACTTGGTCATAGTGTCCCGCAAATGTTAGAGTATGTTAAGAAAGATATGAAGTAATTTAGATCCAACTTAGCCCCGTGTTGATTGTCGTATAACAATCTGAAGCACATATACACGGGGCAATTAGTTTTTTACTTTATGATATCCATTGACAAGACATTTGAATAATGATATCCAGCATCTCGGCTTCTTAATACGTTTAACAAGTAACATCCGTAAGAAAGTCTGTGGTACAGCCTGTTGTGCTGGAAACTTATGAAGAACATTATCTACACCTGGGATCATCTCATCGGCTTCATCTTCTTCAAATGCGTAACAGTAAATGATTACATTATACATATCACGATTCGGTTCTACTTCCTTCATGTAAGTATAACGGTCTTCGGATAAACGTAAGTCCATCACTAAGATATCAAATGGGTAACTAGCAATAGGAATATTCTTATGGATCGCATCATTGTATAATACAACTTTGAACTCTTTAAAGAGTGCTAAGTCTTCAGCAGACAGATCTTTAGTAATACAGATAATATACTGTTTAGCGGGAGCAGGAGCGAGAGGAGCAGGAGCGGGAGGATCAATCACCACGTTTGCAAGTTCCTGTTGAATGACAGCAGGAAGGAAAGGTAATGCCATTTACCTACAGGAAATATTTTAACAGAAAACGCTATGAACTTTTCCACCACGTTTATATCCGTGTTCTGCTTCTACCTCTTTTAATCGTTTTCGTGCATCTTCCATATATTTTTTTTGATGTGACTTATATTGCATACCAGCTGGGGCACTAAATGCAGATATTTTCTGTCCTTTCTCATCATATCTTATATCCATTACACCTTCAGGCCAAAGATGCTTAGGAAGCAATGGCTTCCGACCACCTGGTACAGCACGTTCCATACCTGGTACAGCACGTTCCATACCTGGGGCATCAGATAAACTTGAAGGAGCAGGTGAGGCAGATCTCGGAGTAGATGCACTACTTGCATATCCACTGGGAGCAGGAGGACCTACGCGAATAGGTGGAGGAGTCTGCCATGCTGACCGTGCTTGTTCATCTTCACGGGAGACAGCATTTTGTGCCCGTAGTGGAAAGAAATCTACAGGAGGAGCACCCGTAACTTTACTTGGTACAGGAGGAGCTATGTTGTCCCTACCAGTTGGACGAAAATAATTAACACTATCAAGTTCTTCTTTATTCTCAGGATAGCCAAAAGCTACTGACATACTATTACCTGCTTGTTCATATAAGACACCACCACGGGGACGAAGTTCTGTAGGGATCGCACGTGACGCATTCGTATTTAAAGGAGCGACATCTCTCGGATTCTCATGAGCCGCATAAATGGGTACGCTAAGGGCAGGTCTATCTAACGTGGTATGCGGAGTAGGTGTAGCAGTAGTATGTACAGTACGTCCCCAATCCTGAGCAATAGGAGCAGTAGGTGCCATACCGCCCTGATGCTCAGGAGGACGACGGAAGTCTGAGATCTGCGTAGGAGCAATACCATAATGACTCGGATTAAAAATACCTGGTGCGTTTGCCATCGGACGACTTGGTGCCATCATACGATATACACTATTAAGTGCCTCATAGGAATTAGGACGGGGAATCGCCTGAAAAGAATATACACCCGTATTAGGTTGGTTGCTCATAGTCATGTCATGATATTGCTTCTTAGTCTTCTTAGCCTTCTTAGTCTTCTTGGCTTTCTTGCCACCACGCTTCATGAAGTCATCATAAAATGTACCTGGATCAGGCTTTGAACGATCCATTATTCTACTCGGGTACATATTTAATTTCATCAAACTTCCTATAAAACTTCGCAGGGTGATGATACATGTTAATATGAAGAAATGAATATTCCTGTTTAACGGCATGCTCATATAGGGCACGTATAGCATCCTCATTCATGTTCATCTCTTCGTAAAAGGAATTCAATTCTTTTTTATTATCTGTTCGGAAGAAGCTTATCAGATCTAAGTTAGACCGTATAAGGGTAGGTAGGTACGTATTCCATTTTTGTAACAGATAAATATTTGTGATATGACGGTGACGATTCTGAGTAGCCAATTCATTAATTAATTTATTCTGTTTAGATTTGATTAGATGGATACAATCATCATATACGATACAATAGGCTGGTGTGCCACGCTTCTTCTTCCGTTTCCACTTATCCTTATGATGATCTATCTTATCAACGATGCTTTGCAATACTGAGGGATTCAAATCATCATGGTACTGGTCACCTATATCTTCTAATAAGTCTGCTACCTTCGGATCATTTTTCGCTGTAGGGCTAATAAAAAAAATGAGATCAAAATGTTTATGCCAGGGCGACTCTTCCTTCATAAGAAGCCCGAGAAGAAGGTTTGTCTTACCACACCCTTTTCGGCCGAAAATCCCATAATTGCATGGCTTACTTGGGAGCGGTGTATTCTCCTTGCAGAGTTGCTGATCGTATGGGACTAATGCCTTCGTCAGTTTGCTCATCCTTTACTAATGGTACGTTTAATTTGCGTCTATACAATGCTAACTTATCTAGTAGCTTTTCTTTCTCATCTACCAGTCGTTTCATTTCCTCCACGTTATCAGGTATCGGTGGGATTAGACTAATAAATGTATTGAGTGCCTCATAGTCAGGTCGTAGGACTT